AGTGTCGTAATATGTCTCTGTCGCACCAAACATCCTTTTCATTGTTGGCTTGGTGTCAACAAACCCACTCACTGTCGGCTTATTATCAATGATTAAACCCGACTTTGGTTTTATATCAGTAACTATATTCATTCTTCGTAAACGATTGCGTAAGTATGATCTACACTTGCTCCCTGCGTTCCTTCTCCAATCGCTACAAGTGTTGTTGTTCCAAATACAGGAAATACCGTACCAACACTAAACATTGCACTTTCAGCTTTAGTTCCCGAAGCATAAAGAGTTCCACCATACTCATTTGTCAAAATGAAGTTTGTTGAATCAGTCCCCCCCATGGCACCCGTTGTGAAATCCATCCATCTAACTACACCATTGATATTAACAGTTGTTGTACCATTCGCCGCAGGAGTAGTAATGGTTACTGTACCCTTCTTTATGTTTATATTTTTATTTTTGTCTGACAATTAGTATCACCCCCATATTTTTGTCTGACAATTAGTATCACCCCCATACCGCAATAACTGCAATCCGCAGTTCCACCTTCTATATCTTTATTCGTTAATCTGTGTTTCCACTTTCCCATAAAACAAAAGAGACCGCTTCTACGGCCTTCTAATTCACTCGTGCGACAGCTCTATTGTCTGTTCATTTCTTGGGTTTCCCTAATAATTCCCCTTGAAGTTCCTCAAGGAATGGGATCCACTCGTTCTTTATTATAGTCTCTGACGACAATCTTTCTCAACTTGCTTAGCATTTTCTTTTACTTGTTTGTATAACTTCTCCATTTTGTCGTAAATGTCTTTAGTATCTGGTATCCCAACGTACCCTTGCATTGGTGTCCACCTTTTACCTGTTATTTTAACTTTCTCGCCCGTCTTGCCAGGAATTATTAACTCAGGCATAGCAGTAAAGTCTGTTACTATTACAGGAACGCCGCTAGACATAGCTTCAATTATCGGCAATCCAAACCCCTCACACAATGAAGTTTGAAGTAAAACATCAAATGCGTTCATTTCTTTTGAAATAGTGGTGTGGTCTGAAAACAAAACATTATAATCGGGAATAGAAAATAGGACTCGTTCTATTCCTAAATGCCTGGCGTAATCTCTAATCGGAAATCCACCTTGTTGTTGCAAAAGAGTATGAATAAATAATCCCGACTTTGGGTGCTTGTCGTGAAACATCTTAAAAGCATCCATGGCATACTGAAAACCTTTCCTTGGGGGGTTGTCTTTGTTCGCACCTACCATACCGAATAAAAATATATCTTCGGGGATACCCATTTGCTTCTTAAATACACCCTTGTCGCCTCTGGGCTGGAAAATATTAGTATTCGTCCCTTCTAGTATCAACTTAGAATAAAACCCAGCTTTTTCTAATTCCTTTTGTCCGAATCTTGAAAATGAGATTATCCTATTGGCATATCTTAGTCTATCTAATACTGCCGGTGGTGGTGGAGCATGGTCGATAGGAACATATGCTATCCAAGGAATATGTAGTTGTTTTAATGCTTGAGGGTTTAATACCCATACATCCATCATTGTAAAAACCACATTTGCTCCATAATCCTTAGAATGATGAATCATTGCATCTGTCCCCCAAGTATCGGACATCTTTGGATAAATTTTCAATCCGTTAAGGTCAAGAGATGCGCCCTCTAGGCCATAATACGCTATCTGGGCTGTTGGCCACCCATCCCTAATAAAAGCATACAAAAGCTCTCTCATATGCACCCCGTAGCCCGAGGGGGCGAACACAGAATTCGCATTCCAAATCATACGAAGCCTTCTGTCTTTTACTTTGTTAGCCATTCTAGTCTTTCTGCTACTTCCGGTTTGAAATTCAACCTAAAATGCATTTTGTTTGATACATTGCCACCAGCCCAATGGATTACCCGTATCGTTTTATCCCTATCTTTCGGCCATTCTTCGTTCTTCTTTAGCTTTAGCACTTTCCCTTCAAGAGTGATATTCGGCCAATAGCCCTTTGAAGCTAATCCATAGAATGAATCCCCTGCATCCATATTTTTGACTTTGTAATCACCATAAAAAACCATTATGTTTAGTAAATCCTGTTCCCTGTACTGATAATTATCAAAATGAGGAGAATTACACAACTTCCACCAATGGTTAATAAATTTCTTGTTTTGCATTACTACTAAACCACAATTCACATAAGCTAGGGGGTGTATGTCCCAAACTGATGTCTTTTGGCCTGTTTTATTCATATGATCTAGGTTTCTAGGATTAGAATTATTAACTACTCCAACATCAAACTTACCTTTCCATAATTCGCTTAAATCGCCCGTAACTACTTGGTCGCAGTCAAACTTGATTACTAAATCGTATTCTTCAATTAGGTCTTTGGCTATTCGTGGAGTCATGCGATAGAACTTGTGAGGGTCAGCTATTTGAAGTAACTCATTCTCGTCAATCAAAACTAATGGCAATTCTTCCTCTGAATGAAATTTGCGTAATGAAGCAATAAACTTCTTAGCATACTTCTCATTATTCCCATCATAAACTGTAAATGCTATCTTTTTCATTTTTCAAAATACCAACCCCAAGGTTCACCATAAAACTCCAGCTTGTTCTCTTCGCAATATTCATCAACTGCTTTTTTAACTGCTTCTAGGTCGTAGTCGTGTCCAATTACAAGTCCTCCTTTTTTAACCTTCGGTGTCCAGCTTAAAATATCCTTTTTAACCATCTCATATGAATGGTCACCATCAATATATACAAAGTCTAAAGAATTATTCTTAAAGTCTTTAGACGCTTGAACAGAGTATTTATAATGCCAAACAATAACATCTTTGTGATTTACTAGGGCTTTTTCTGCTATCTTCTTACAAGCATCCATTTCCTTCTGCTTGACATGCCTATTACTTTCCTCTGCATAGTACGCTTTGAATGGGTCAACTAAGTGAAGTGTCTTTATATCTAGATTTTTAATCATTTTGACTGCGTGAGCACCATGAAGCACTCCGATTTCCACTCCTTCTAGGTTTTCTTCCGAACCTAGAATTTCAATTAACAATTCTGCTCTTGTTGTTATCTCTTCGCTACCCATAACTCTGTTTGATTGGGTATCCTTTCTAACTTAAACCCTCTTTCTTTGAGTGCAAAATTAACTTGTTCTGGGTTTCTTTTCATTACATCTCCATGATGTCTTTCAAAAACAATAGTATCTATCTTGTCGGCAACATTACCAAAACCATCACCACAAAGAACCTCGCCCTCCATTCCCTCTATATCTATTTTCATAAAATCAATATGTTTGATTTTCTTTTCTTCGAATAGGGTATCTAATCGGATAGTCTTAACTTGTTCTGGGGGCTTCTTGTCATCTGTGTGTCCCATTAAATTAAACGCACTCTTATTAGCATCACTGAGGAAAAGAGGAGCTACACCATCTTTGTTAGAAATAGCTGCGTTTATAGGTTCAACATTCTTGAAGTTATTGAACTTAATCATATTTACAAGGCAATGAAAATGCTCACTAAAAGGTTCCACTGAATATATCTTTTTAGCGTAGTCTGAAGCGAATAAAGTAAATATCCCTACATTTGCACCAACATCAAGAACTATTAAGTCCTTTTTCTTTGCAAAATAGGGTTTATAGACACCGTCCCTGAAGATTTCAGCCACCATATGGCCTATTCTGTTTTTGTAGATGTCGCCATTCCAGAATATTGATTTCATGCTAGGTAGGGTCGGGCAGTCCTAGCAACCACCCAACCCATATTATATATTATGACAATTTCTTGTCAATTACGTCTGTTGTGTCATTCCACACACTAAGCCTTCTTCTTCTGAATTGTAAGTTGGTTTTGCCCAAACCTGGTAAGAGGTTGTTCCTACTATGTCTGCTGGGGCTTTAATGTGATGGTATTGTGTACCAACAAAAGCGGCAATTGTACCACCGTTTATAGCGATAGCACCCGTACCTGCTGTGTAGTTATACAACTTAACATCTGTTGTACCTCCAATTTTGAAAGGAAGTCCGAACAAGGCAGTTGTACCAGTTGTACCTACTCCTAGTGAAACAGTACCATTACCGATAGCTGTTCCGAAAGCGAAAGTACCACTCTGAACTGAAGAGAATATTTTAGTTCCTGCTGTTGTACCTCCATTTTCTGCATTGGCAATAGCAAAGGCCTCAGTAATAGATACGCCGAATTGGTCTTTACCATTAACGGTCATTGTCCCATCCATTCCTGCTGCTGTACCTAACATTACACACTCTAGGTTTCTTGGATAATCAAGGATTTCACTCCTTAAAACCAAAGCACCCGTAGCTGCCGTACCCGCTACTGCACAAGTACCAACAAATGCTTCGTTGGTTGATGGATTGATAATTGTATAAACTTCATACCTGTCAATCTCGTCTGGTGTAATAGCAAAATTCTTGATAACAGCACCTTCCGATGTTGTTCCCATTATTCTTAATGCTGGTTGATTTTGTTTTAATCCACTCATTTCATACCTCACCCCTTTTCTTGTTCATATATCTTGTTATATATATTCTTTGTTTTGGCGTAATGCCTGCCAATCGACACATCTTCTTAAAAGACATTCTAGAGTATTCTCTCTTTCTAGCCTTTTTGTTGTCTCTTGGCATGTTGAATTTTCGTAATAATATCTTCGCCTCTTAGTGCGGCCAAATTCCTCCTACCTAAGTATTTTTCAATCCCTCCCTTAAATCCCCAATTCTTCGCTTTTAGGAATCTAGCAACTGCATCTGATCTCTCACGAACTTGTTCTTTATACTCTGCTCTCTTCTTCCTGCGTGTATTCTCATATTTCTTAATAGACCGTTCAATAGTCTTCTTGTTGTGTTCTGGGCTAAATCCCACTTCGGGATTCTTAGGCCAAAACCTTCTGTCCTGCGGGTCTATATCACCTATATACATAATAGTCAAAAAAGGTCGGTTTGATTTAAGGTCTTGACTTGATTTATGTGTTCGTCAAGCGTTTCCTCTCATCGATGACAAACCGACCAAAACTCACCGTTAGTCTGTCTTCTGGGTCAATCGAGCATTTGCTGCTGGACATAGACACAAAAGGTTTGTGAACCAAACCATTGTTGCCTGGTAGGTAATTTTGCTGGCTCTCCTTAACATTGTTGATGCGGAATCTCCGTCCATCCAATCAATATCTGAGACCTGGCAAATTGTCCAAGTATCTAAGTTTACAATTAGACACTCCCCGTCTGGTACATCATAGTCAAGGAAAACCCCAACTTTGCCTGCACCTGCCGCAAACTCCAGTCCTGTCCATCCACCGAGTAATTCGGTTTCGTTAACAACACGCCTCATAGCAGTCAATATGCTTCCATATTTCTTGTAGAGTGTTTTGTTTACAAAGATGGCGTATCGGTCACTATTGTATCCATACTCTTTCGCAGAAAGATACATATCTTCCATTTTGCCAAGAGTTAGAGCCTCTGCTACACTTCCAAATTGCCTCTGCCAACCTGCTGTTGTTGTCGCTATTCCAGCGTAAGAACCGCTTGTTGAAGAAGGCATTGCTCGGCGCAATCCTTCAATCTCAGCACTTCCACCACCTATACCTGAACCATCCAGTATATAAACAGCATCATTTGCCGCTATTGCAGGAGCACCTGTCACAACGATAGAAGAACCTGTTACTGAGGAAATCGTGCCTACATCAGCAGCCACGCTGCCAAAGCCGACAACTTGATTTGTCGCAAAGTATTTCATCGGGTTTATGTCACCATTAATAGTGCCATAAACATCACTTGCTACAGCTCCATCGTCTGTACTTGAGTCAGGAAGTTCGATAGCTGCTGTTCCTTCTCCAACGGAACCGCCGCTTGCTCTCACTTTTCCAATAATACCATAACCATCACTGAAGTATTGTCGATTAACTGACCTTGCAAAATCAGAAGCTAAAGTCTCTGCGTTGTGGGTCAGCATGTTTTCCACTGCACCCTTGGTGGTCTTGGTCGCATCGATAACTAATTTAGATATATCGAACGAACCTGTCATTATTTTTACGCCTACACTAGCTTGGGAAATCTGAGATTTACCCGAAATCGTGCTACTGTCGTCAGTTGCTAATGCCGCAACTCCTCCGTGTCGAGCCGTCCTAATAGGAGCATAGAAGTAGTTATTCATAAAACTAACTCCTGTGTTTCGTTTTAGTTGGTCGAGTAAGATTGTCTCCTTAGGTAAATTATCCCTAATAAAAGGCATAATCACTTTCTGTAAGGCATTAGTTACATCGCTAATTAATACAGTCATAATTTATTTTCTTATCACCCCCCTTCCTTTATACATAGAGTCTTAAAGACTCAGGGAAATCTGGCTTCCCTCAATCTTCAAGTCCTCTTTCGAATTTCTTTATCCTTCTTTGCTATAAAGAGCTTCTCTAATATGCTTTGATAGTGTTCCCTTGGTTGTTTTGGCTTCCTTGGGTGTTTTACTACCAGCAGTTGATGCTGTTTCGGTTACTAAACCTGAACCTTTCTTTTTGTTTAGCTCCTGTTCTTTCCATTTATCAATCTGCTCTTCAAACATATCTTTGATTGCTATGTCGGGTTTTCGAATACCCGTTTCTTGCATATGCTTTAGTAATGCTTCTGTGTCGGTTTTGACACCGTACTTCTCGTTGGCATTTTCAACTGCGAGATCAGCATCCTCAATTAGCTTTTCGGCTCCTCTTCGCTTGGCATACATCTCATCGAAATCATCATCAAGCATTAAGCCTAGCTTTTTGGCCTCCTCCCTGGCTTTGATTCTTAGTTCTTCGTCGCTAAGTGGCTCTCCGGCATCTTCCTTAGCCCTGACTTCAACCTTTTCCATATCAGCCATCTTTGATTGTAAGTCTTTAATCTCTTGCCTAGACTTAGTAAATTCAGGCCAAACTCTATCAATCTTGGTTTTGTACTTTTCTTCAGCCTCAACTCCAATCTTGCCTAGAGAAACTAATTTGTCTAGCTCTTCTTGAGAATATTCATCATCCCCAATTTTAATTTTTTCAGGTACATCCTCAGATGTTTCTTCTACTTCCGCATCTAGAGCATCTTCTTTCTTCCCTTCAAAAAATTTATCATCTGTCATTCTTATTCACCCCCTTCATTTCCTTTCGGATTGTAAGTCAGCCACAAAAAATGGCCAGACATTGTCTGACCTTCTAATTCGTCAACTTGGCGGACTGTTTTGTTCCGCTGGCTATATTCTAACTATAAATTAATAATTTGTCAATTAAGCAGCAGGATGTTCGTGCCATTGATACTTTACACACATATTAGAAGTTGTACCAGAATTATTTACCATTTCCAATATATAGCTTTCTCCTGCATCCATTAACCAATAAGCACCTGTTATATCTCCCTCTGCTACGCTAAACTTACCAGCTGCCCCTAACATCCCACATTCTAACTTCGTCCCAGCAGTTCCAACTACTGCTGTATGGTAAACACTCGTAACCGCAGTTCCATCTATTTCTCTGTTCATACAATAAGCAGTTACTGCTGTGCCGTTGGAGCTAAGACTGGGATTCTCATATAGGCTAATCTTTGTTCTTACATCAGATTCTACGATAAGGTTGCCATGAGCTGTTTTGGCAGTACCTGTTGATATATGTAAATTAACTGTTCCTCCATCAGCAATATCTGCCCAATCGTAAAACGCCATGAACTCCTTAGACTCTCTAATCCTGTAATGAACCGCCATTGCAGTAGTTACAGCCCCACTCGGCCATATATACATGTTAGTAGTCCCATTTGTAATATTGACATTTGCTGCTCCCGAAGGTTGGCCTGTATGTTTAATTATTTCCGCAGTCTTAGCTGTACCAGAATGAAGCGTCATAGCAGGAAAGTCGTTTCTGTCTTGTTTAGCGTCTTGACCTGCCATCTGAATACCTCCCCTCTGGAGTACGTTTTTGGGTTAACTGGTTAATCTTCTGTTTAACAGATGGGCCTTCCTTTGGCACTTCAACCTTGGGTCTGCTAATATACAACATTGCCTCATCATCTTTCTCGGAATTGATTACCTCAACATGAAGCCCTTTGTTTCCAAAGAACGATACTAAGTCCTTATCTAGCTCGTCCTTATAAGTCCAAGTGTCTTCTGGATCAAATATAAATGAGTATCTTATATATACTTTCATTTCATGCTCCTTGCTGTTTCTACTGTACTAGCATCATAACTGCCCGATTTACTATGCCACTTAGAACTGCCTTTTTTCTTCTTTTTAATAGAAGCGTAGAATACGGCTTTGCCTTTCTTTTCGCCATATTGTTTCTTCATTGAGGCAAACTGTTTTCTTAACATCGCTAGTGCTTGCATAATTATTGGCATCATTCTGTTTTGTACCATACCTCCTCCAATCCCTCCACCCATATTTCCTTGTAGCACTTGTAGTGCCATAGCAGCTGGGCTTGCCTGACCCATCCCACCTTGTGGCATCCGTCCACCTATTTGTCTTTGTTGCGGTATCCCCTTAACTAATGCAAAAAACTCTTGTGTTGGCATAAGTTTCCCTTGATACCACACATTTTGTCGAGAACCATCACTAAAATTAGCTCCAGGGACACCTGGTACAGGAATTAATGCCTGGGTAAAACGTTCTCCAGGCTGTGGCTGTCCAATTGGTCGTTTTCGAGGATATTTACCAGTTATCTCCTGTGGTGGATTTATTCCATAAATAGGGTCTAATGATGGACCTGGAGCTACGCCTACTGGTTGCCCAATGGCAAATTCTTCTCTTCCCCCTGTAGTAAGTCCCCCTTTCCGAGGGAAAGTTCCTATTCTCCGACCTGGTTTAACTGACTCAACTGGTAATCGTATACCCTCATCAATAAATCTATCGTTTTCCATTATTTCCCACCTCCCTTTCGAGTTGTTACCACTTCTCTCTTAGTCTTTCTACCATCTTTGCCTGTTTCTATTGATTCTGTTGTTTTTGTCTCTCTTTCCTCTTGTGGTTGTTGAGATTGCTGTTGTCCTCCCTTAGTAGCCTTGCTGGCCTCTCTGTCAGCTAAGCCCGTATCTTTGATAACCTGTGCTAAAGCTACTTGCATCTTTGTTATTTGTTCTTCAGTTAATTCTTCGGGTTTGAAGTCTTTCATTGCATCCATTACCTCAGATGTTGCGCCAAACTCAAATGTTTCTAATAGTTTCTCTATAAATATCTTGACTGCTTCGGGAGAAACCAGTCCCTCAGCTGCCAATGCTCTAAGATATTCCGCCAATTCCATAGATGCTTGCCTTCTGCCTTCATATGTGTAGCCCATTCCCGTTCGTACTTCAATGTCTACTTTATAATCCTTTTTGAGTGGAACTGTGCCTTCGGCCACTTTGATGCCTAATTCCTTTCTTCCTTCTATACCTCTTTGTCCCATTATGTCAAAATATTGCGGTTCGCCTTTCTCCATAATCATCGTTGTTTGCGGAGTAACGAAATAATTATCTGCGATGTCTAACATCTTCTCAGCTATGCCTCTAACTGTTTTTGAGTATTGTCTCGAAGATATAATTAAGTTAGACACTTCAGATTCCTTTAATGATTCAATAGCTGCGTGTGCTTTTACCCCCCTAGGTAGTTTGCCCATTGATGTTGTTGTAACGCCTTGTTCTTCGATAATTGAGTTAAGTAAATTAATAAAATTAAACAAATGTGCCGGTAGAGGAGTTATTTGTCCTTGAACTGGAGGGGTTTGATCGTATTCTAATACCTGACCACCAGCTATGTTGTTAACCCTAAGTTGCTCCCCTCGCCTCTTTAGCCATGTACCAGTAGTCATTGTGTGAGAATAGCGTTCTATCCTTGAAACGATTGAGTCTAGCGATTTATTGGCAGACTTAAATCTCTCTATCGAAGGTACTGAGTAGATTGGGCCTGGCTCAAAGCGCAGGTCAACGAAGGGATAGTCTGGTAAATCTGTATAGACATCCCTAAGCCAGATATTGCCCGCTACGAAGACCTGCCTAATTATTTGATCCCCTTCCTTCCTATCTTTCATTATCTTTTCGCCATCATCCTGCCCTCTGATACGCTCTATATTGTTTTTGTTTAGATGTTCTTTAATGTAGGCTTCTTTTAGAATAACTGTTGCTGCGGAGTCCTGCGTTCCCATCTTGTTGAACCTAGCACTTTCGTATGCTTCTTTAATTTCACTTGAGGCATATCTATTATCAGGGCTTATCTGTCTTACCTGATCCTCATCAAAGTTCTCGTTAGCTTTAATTGTACTTATTAGTTGGGGTATGCCCTTAATTATGAAGGGCGAATCGTATATTTCAGTCAAATTGCCAATTAAAAATATATCAAATGCGTCATATACTTGCATTTTAATCGCTTCCTCTACTGCATCCGGCCATACTTGCATATAACTAACGGAGTGTTTTGATGTCAAAAGGCCCATATGGGCTAGCTTGGAGAACATATCTTGATTTCTCCACTCTTCTTGTAACCAATGGCCTACTCTTTTGGCAATTGATTTAGATAACTCTAGTGCTTTATCGTATTCTCCATCTTGATCGTAATTATTCTTTAATACCTTCTCAGGATAGACAACAGGAATAAAATCACCTTGCATTAACAAATTAACTATTCCCCTAATCTGTCGTGATGCTTTGGGAATTGCCCTTAAAGGCTGGAAGATGTTGCTACGCTTACTTAGGTCTACTATCTTACCTGTGCTTCGACTGAGGAATCTGAAGTGGTGTCCGTCATCAAAAAAGTTATTATCATACCAACGCTTCTCATGTGACCTGCGTTGATTCTCGGCCATAGTCTTCATCTCTTCGACTGCTTGGCCGATACCGCTTGATTCAATCTTTGATGTTGAGTATTTATCTAAATTAGCCACGCTCCTCCTTTATTACTTTTCCAAACTCCTTACTATCTACATCCATATCGTCTATCGACATTAAATCGTCTGGTTTTCGCTTAGCATTCACTTTGATTTTCGTTTGTTTGGCAAATCTAATCTTAGACAACTCGTCGCTGTCCTTAGAAATGATTATATCCATTAAATTTTCTCTCTCTTGTCGAGAGCTATATTCTTTCCAACCTATATAGGCTAGTAAAGCGATTATCACTACTTCTCTCATTTAATTCTATTCCTCACTTTCCAATACTTGTCCCATTGGTTAGGTATCCTGTACTCACTTACACCGTAAAAGGCTGTGTCTGGGTTATCAAAGTATTTAGTATTGCTCTTAACAATTTGTGCTCTAATAGGCACTCCGTCTTCTGAAAAGAACTCAATCATTTTCTTGCTGACCTTGTAATTCATGTTAGGCACTCTCCATGGGCCTTCAATAACTGTTCTGAGCATTTTTGAGCCTGATTCCCTTACATGCTTGTCTAGTACAACTAGGTCAACAAAAGGTAGGGCGTGTAGTTTCTCGCCATCCCTTACCTGTCTTGCCATTTCCCTTACTAGACAAATAGGCACTCCTGCTCTGCCGAATATATCTCCAGCATAATCTAGAGCCTTGTCTAATGGCCCTTCTCCCCCTCCCTCGAATAATACTTCTTCCTTCACAACTTTTTTAGCCTTCTTCGTACCACTCGTCTGGGAACTCTTGGTCTTCTTGGTCTTTTTCATAACTGCTCACCACCTTTCGATAGTGTTTTGCCACCTCACTTATTGGTTTACCCATAGCCTTAATAGGTGGTGCAGGCCTTGACATGAAGAAATACCGATCCCTGTCATAACAGTGGTCTTCTCCGTCAGTATCTACATCCTCTATCTTGGTGGTATCGTAAATTAACGCTGGTATGGTTCTAATCGTGTTATCACAAGTAGAAAATACCTGATACCATGGCTCTTTGTCAGGTGCAATACTGAGAACTTGTCTGTATCTGCCTAGGCCGTTTATTCTGTCATTGTCAGCCCTTATCATTTTTAGACCAGTCCTCAGCATTGTCTCCGCTATTGATTCCCCACCTTCTATTGCTTTACTTCCTTTGCCACCTATTGCTTTGTTCCACATAGATGGGTCTGCTGTACAGTATTCGTAGCTTTCTTTGTTTCTTTTGTTAATTGCTAGTATTAAGCTCGCTAATCGTTTGGGTGTTAATGGTTTGCCCATTTTCGCCTCAAACTCTATTCCGTTCATATATAGCTCTTTGTAAAGATATGTTCTACCTTCGTAGTTTTGTGCGTACCAACCAACTGAGAAAGGCTTGTTTACTCCCCAATCTATTGAAATGTATCGTCTCCATTCTTTAGGTATCTCGAAAGGCCTAACTACATGGGTTTTGTGTCTCCATTCACTAAACACCTGTCCTGCGACAATATCCCAATCACCATGCCTCCATGCTCTGTATAAGCCAGGATTCGTTTCTTTTAACTTCTCTAGCATCAAGATATATCCTGGGTCGCTATCTACTATCGTTGGGTTGTCTTCAATCTTAGCGTGTATAAACACTCTGCTACGCTTAATTGTCTTACCTTCGTATTCCATACTGTAATCGTATGGTTTACCCCAAGGTGCAACCTCAATAAATCTTCTCTTAACCCATACGTGGCCTGGGCCTCCTGGGTTAGTAGTAGAGAACACTTGCGGTCTTAATCCCTTAACCGTTGACCGGCAAGAGAATAATAGCTTTTCGTATAACTCCTCTTGTGGGATAGTAGTCAATTCTTCAACTACCATCCGTTGATATTCTTGTCCTAGATACTTCTCGTAAGATGTTGGGTCTTTCAAATGGCCTGTTCTGAACCTCGCTCCATTCGGGAATGTAATCTCAGTAGGCCTGTATGCAAATACCGCACCAGTTCCTTGATACATCCTTCTTGCCCTATCTACCCAATCAGCCAAGTCGTCTACATTCTTTCGAATAATTAAAGCTCTGTAAAGTGGGTTGTTAATGTGCCTTAATAACCATGCCATCCCAGCGTCAGTTTTACCTCCGCCTCTGGCACCGCCATACAAAACCTCAAATTCAGTCCTTTTTAGAGCTTCTGTCTGCGGGCCTGGATGTGGTTTCCATATTGTCTTCATGCACTTGAGGTAGTATTACAACGCCTAGTGGTTGTCCTTCTGCTCCTGTTATTTCTTTCTTGTCTTTCCATCCGAATCTATTCTTCATGTTGAATATCCAAGAGGCTGCGTTGCCCTGTCCTGCTGTTACCATTTCAATTCCTAACTCTTCCCAAAATACTCTTGATATTTCTACTCCCCTTTTTATGGAGTCCGAAAACTCTTCGTGTTTCTTAATCCATTTATATAGAGTATCCTTTGAAATACCAATATGACCAGCCACCGCTTCCTTTGAAAATCCTTTTTCCATTACTTCAATAACAGTATCGCAGTATTCTGGTTTGTATTTTGTTGGTCTTCCTATCTTAGCCATGTCAATAAAAAAAGAGAACTCTTTGCGAGTCCTCTAATAGTCGCTTGCCAGCTATGTAGTCTGGTAGTGTTATTTTAGTTTATTTATTCTTTATTGTCAAAGTCATCCTTCTTAAACGATTCTCTTCTTGCGTTACTAATTACGTTAAGGGCTTCTGTTTCCCAGCACCAGCCAGGCTTGGGAGTTTTCCAGTCTTTCCCATAATATATTTCAAACCATTTTTCGACATTGTTTGGGATTCTCCATGTTCTACCGAAGAATTTTATTGTATCTGGTTTGTCAAAATGGTATGCAGGCCATATTAAGTATCTCTTCTTTTCCATACATATATATCTAATATTGCCCATCTTGGAATATGTCTAGTGGGCCAATTTCGTCTTCGTACTTAATATCAAAGTGACAGAATGAACCCAAACAAAATCTGCTTATTGTTTGTTTTGATTCGTTTTCTGATTCTAAGTCTAAGTCTTCTATTAAACACATTAAATCTACATCATTCTCTGTTGTTATCTTTCCGTCTCTAATTATGTTAAGTAGTACCCCAAATCCCAACATATAAGGTATTTCTGCCGCTTCCATAAACTCAGCACCTTTGAATAATATATGTTTTATCTTTTTTTCTCTTTCTATCGTTTTAATAAAAAATCTATAACTATCCAAAGCGGTAAAAGGAAGATAATAAAAGCTGTTAACCACATCACCAAAGCAGTAATAAATGCAGCAAGCCATTTCAGTAAAAATCTTGCTATTGGATTTTTTACTTCTTTATCTTTGTAGATTATTTTCATTTTTCTATCCTATTAAACCAAATCTTGTCCCAGATATAGTACATTACCAACTTGATAGCGGTATAGGTTAAAGTGATTTGTGTTACCTTTGACCATTGGCTTGTAAATAAGAATACAACTAATCCTCCTAACCCCATACCTAAAATAATCTCGTAAGTAATTGCTTTAATCGGATGGGCTGGTTTTTTAACCCAATGCCAAAATCTCTCATGTAGGTAGAATACAATCAAAAAAGTAGCATGGTGAACAACAGTTATATATGTGGTTGTAATCCAATGTCTTGTGAAGTAGTAAGTAACCGCCCCCAGAATAAATACTCCCATTATTCTCCACAGTACACTTTTTAATGCTGAAAGTTTGTGACTAATCATCCTTCCCATCCCCTTTCAAATGTATCTTCTTATGTTCTTCAACTTCTTTCGCTTTACCCTTATCGGTGTTATAAATTATTTTATCGCAGTGCGGACATCGCCAATCAGTCCAGTGCATATTCTTTTTCCAGTTTTTACTAACTCTATCTTTAATTCTACTTGAGCTTTGAATCGGAAAATATGGCATTACTACTGTTCTGCCAAAGGGGTTATTAAATGGCTCTTTGTGGCTGTCGCTTTCAACCAAAATGTCTGGTCTAATAACGCTGACATTATGTTCGGGGCTATATGTTGCTTGACTAACAGCCAAATCTACAAATACAAGAGCATCAACAATGTCGTATCTCTCAAGGAAACCAATTATTGGCTTTGATTTCTTTTCCATTACAGCTTCATCGGTGAGAATACCGACCACTAATTTATCACCTAGAGCTTTAGCATTTTTCAAATATTGAAGATGTCCTTTGTGAAGCACATCACCAACCATATATGTATAGACTATTATCATCTTCTTAAATTAATATAGAAAGGTTTGTCCGTATTTATGGCCTTTTTTACTATGTCGGGTACTTCTTCTTTGGTCTTAGGTCTTTCGGTTTCTATGTTGTGAAGTATCCCCATTAGCATTACATCTTCTTCTGCCCAATGACTAAACCCATCATGTCCATAATCTTTACCCCTACCCCCACCGATTAAT